CGGCTGCCGCATGGTCTTTGCCATCGATGAGGGCTGCAGCATGGCGCGCCGCCATGACCAGTGCGGTGGTCGCAGGCTTGACCTTGATGCGCACGCCTTGGACCAGGTCGAGCCAATACGGCTCACGTTTCAGATTGAGTTTGAGCATGTTTGCCTCTTAAATTCAGTACGCAACCACGTCATTGACGAGTTGCACGGTCAGCATGTGCCCGGCTGCGGTGTTCTTGGCCGCCTGCCAGTCAAAGGTGGCCTGGATGCCGCCGGGGCCAGAGATTGAGAGCTTGGGCTTGGGTAGGTAGACCTCATGCGCGATGAAGGTCAGGCTCTTGGTGGCGTCAATGACATAGCTGAATGTCAGCTCCAGCGGCGTGTTGTTGGTCGCGGCATCGATCAATTCCGTGTCCGCGAAACGCACCTCCAAGTTGCCCGTCAAACTGGCCACCGTGGGGTCAGCCCCTTCGATCTTTCCGTCGGAGCGAATGGTTTCAATGCGTGCCAGATTGTTTGAATAGGTCAACTGCGCTGCGACCACGTTACCCAAGGCTTGGCCATTCTTTTTGATCGAACCCTGGAACTGGTTGAAGCGAGTGATCGGCAAGGTCGTGGGTGTGGCGTCTGCGCTGGCAGTACGCTTGACTTCGCCTTGAGCAATCAAACCCAAAGTGGCGTCCGCTGCGCCAGAGCGAGCAAATTTCACTTGCAGCGAGTTGGCCATCACACCAGAGGCCAGGAAGTACGCCGGAATGTCCGGCAGTCCCGTCTCCAGTGAGAGGCTCGGCAGCCCTGAGTTGCCAGATACAAAAGTGTGAGTGTGCACGGTATCTCCAAGGCTCACAGGACTTCCCAGCAGGGCTTTGAGCCACATGCCGATATTGCGAAGATCGATGGGAATAACGATGTCACCCTCGACCTTGATCACGTCACGGATGGGCGCACTCGGGTCTCGCCCCAGGCCAATCAGATCGTTGGCAATCAAGCCCTGTTCTGAGCCCAAGGTGGTGGAGACAAAAGGAATTTTTCCAAAGTCTCCAGTCGGTGTAGTTCCATAGGTGGGTTCAAACGCAGCCAATAGGCTGGCGTTCGCGCCATAAGCACGAGCCATGGTGAATCTCCAAGTGGTTAAGGTTTGTGTTGCGATCAGGCCAAGGGATGGCTGCTCGCGTAATGCATCACCACATCCAGCGTGCAGGCCTTGATGCCCACAGACCCATCTGGGGTGACGTCTTCAAATTTGGGCGGCATCACTTCGGCATGGTCGATCTGTCCAGCCAAAGTCGGATCCGCCAAGATCAAGGTGCCAAGCGCCTGAAGCAGCTCGTCCATGCGCGCGTCTCTGGCAGATGCTTCGGGATGCGCGACATATATTTCGATGCTTGCAGCGTGCTCCCAAAGGTAGGTCACAGGCGACAAGGTGACATCGACCTGCGTCATGTCACCATCGCGCAGGAACACCATCGCGTGTTCACTGAGCCGCTCAGGCAAGGATGAATTTCTGCGTATGGCATTGGGCTGCAAGGGAAGTCCGTCCATCAGCGTGAACAAGGCCCCCAGTGCCGCTTCTCGTTGGCTTGCTTTCATCGTCATTTCATTTGTCCGAGCGTTCTTCTGGCCACGACTGCGTGACCAACACCATCAGCCGGTCTTGCCACCGTTGAGCGGCACTGGCGATGTCGAATTTCTTCTTGAGTTGGGCTTGCGGCACCAGCAAAAAAATGGGGACTGTGGTCAGCCCCCGTCCTGATTTCTGAGCAGAGGCAGATGCCGCCGCAAAGCCGCCGCGTTTGCCTGTTTTGGCTCGAAAGTTGTCCGCCACCAGCAGTGACGGTTTTCCAGAGCGATAGACAAAGCGCAGTCGTTGACCACGCATGCGCTCCCAAAGGCCTGGCGTCATTCGTTTGCCGCGAGGCCCATTGCCTGCCGCAGGGAGCGGGATGGCGAGCCAGAACCCGTTCTTAGAACGTATCAACGCGCCTTGGTCATGCGCCGCGACGACAACAGGAGCGCGGCTGTAAACAAGCCCTGCCGATCCGAGACTGGGGCGTCCCTTCGGGTACACCTCCCCCCGCCATGTATTGGCCAGGCGCGAGCCTAGGCCAGACCCTTCGATTTGCGAGCGCAACTCACTCTTGAGCCCTTGTGTCGCCTCTCTAACGCCGGTGGTCACCGCCACCCGCGCCGAGGTCAATTCCTGCTCCATCATCTTGGAGAGGTCGCCCTGAAGAGCAGCCAGAAGTCGGACGCTCATGCTCAGCTCGCCGTCGGCGAATAGTCAGGTAAGGGATAGGCACTCACAGTCCAGATCAAGCGATCACGATCGACAAGCCCATCGCCTTGAATGACATAGATGACACCCCGCCACGTCAGACGATCGCCCTCTTGAGGTCGGGTGATATCTGCCGCTTGCAAGTCAAACCGATTCGAGGTCACCGCAAGGTGCGACTGGCCAAACTCTTGTACCGAATCCGGTGCCTTACTGATGACCTTGAGCTCGATGGTCTCCCCGGTCACAGTGCTGTACTGCGCCGGGGATCCCAAACTTGCGAACAGCCGTTTGACACCCAGTGCAAACGGATCGCGGGACATCAGCTGGCCAAAAGCTTGACCAAGAGCCCCGGGCGATGGCACATCGGCAACGGATTGCTCTGCGTATGCAGATCCGTGCCGCGACCAAATTCTCGAGGTTCTTGCTTGGCGTACAGGGGCTGCCCCAGCGTATTGACCGTCTCATTGAAGTCAGCCGGTGCAAAGTACGTGGCAAAAGTGTCCAAGGTGCCCTCGGGGAAGGCATGACCTTCTCCAGAAGCGATGAACTTGCGCACATTGCCATCCACATCAGAGGCCTGCCCAAGATACTCCTCGAAGGTTATGCCCGCAAAGGTGAAGCCAGTGCGTTGGTCTGCACGCAGCGCCAGGCTCTCCTGATACCACTGATAGGCCTTGACCACATTGGGGTGGGCGGTCAGCAGATCGAAGAATTCCGGCGAGACCAGTACGCGAACACCGGTCATGTACTCGCCCTTGAGGTTGAGTTCAAGGTATCGCTTGAGATCAAGGCACTTTTTCTTGACATCGGTTTTTTCGTTGTTGAGCGCGAAGTTGAATTCCTTGGGCTCAATACCGAACTCATCGAAGAGGTTGTAGAGGACCGAGCCATCAGCATCCAGAATCACGCCCTTGAGTGCGCCCATGCGCAAATGCTCTAGCGTGATGGCGTGCTTGTTGCGCATCGACTGCAGATGCTCGGTCATCACGTTTGCGATGGTTTCGGTGTCGGTCTCAGAGCCAAAGGCGCGCAGGCCTTGAACCTCTTCTGGCAGCACCACATCGTCGTGCGGAATATGCGGGATGATGAACGAGCGCAGAGTACGGCGACCGCGCTTTCCCACCGTGCCAGGCGCACCTACGGGCAGCGTGGGCAGCAGGTTCAGAACGCCGTTTCGCTCTTCCACCGCAATCTGACGAAAGCGCACAGGGCGAGCAGGCATCAAGTTGAGCTGATCGAGTTTTCCGAATTGGTTGGGCAGGATATTGATGGCAGCAGTAAGCGCCGTCATCGAAAACGCAGGGGACTGGAAAGGGTTGTTCATTGCTTAGACTCCTTGACGAACGAGGATGCCGATCGCTTCGAGTTGAGCGATAGCTGCGGTTTTTTCTTCCGTGGTGATGGCAGCGGGCCAGATCAGCGCGTGATCGGCCACGATGGCTTGACGCGAAACAATCAGGCCGTTGTTTTTTTCTGCGGCACTGGCATCGATGCTTTGCAGCACCACGCCAGCGGCGACTTCTGAACCATCGGTCGCAGAAGGGTCGAGGGCTTTGACTTTTTGCGTCGCACTCACTCGGCCAATCACGGTCCCGAGCTTCAAGTTCTGCCCGGACACCACCGTGACCTGGTCGCGGGAGTAGAGGTTTTCTTCCTCGTACTTGAGCACGTCGCCCAAGGTGAGGTCGTTGGTAATTGCAGTCATCAGGTTCTCCTATTAACGGTGGTTGAGTTGCGCTGCGTCACGCTGGCTTTGAGCGCGCTGCTTCGCTGCTCGAACGACAGGGCTGTCTTCGGGCTTGGTTTGGGCTTGTGTTCCTGCCTCGGGCAAGATGCGACTGGAGATTTCGGGGGATCCAGAGGCCTTGGCCGCCAGAAGCTCCTTGCGCGCCTGGTCAACCGAAACACCGCGCTCAATCAGGCCCGCTGTCATCTCGGACTTCCCAGCCAGAAGACACATCTCAGCAATGGCCAGCACCTGAGCACTGGCTGCCCTGATGTCATGGCCTTGGATGGCGGCACTTGCTTGCACCTGCGCACCGGTTTCGCCCCCTGCGTCTTGCGAGGTATCGTTGCCTTGGGCAGGCTCAGATCCAGCACTCGGCTGATTGGCTAGTTGAGATTGATCTTCTTGGGTTGTCTGCCCATCGGCAGCTTGAGTTGCATCGTTTTGCATGCAAACACTCCTTTTCATGGACGATCCGGGCGTAGAGATCCCCATCTCGCGGCCCGAACCTTGAATTCGCGCGATGGATGTCGATTGCGTGTGGAGCTCTTCACTCAGAGCGAGCAGTGCGTCGTCAAGCGTCCCGACCACATCGGCTAGACCGGCATCAATCGCGTCTTGCGCGAAATACAGCCCTGCTTCGGTGTCTTGAACGTCTTGTTCAGAAAGGTTTCGGTTGGCTGCGACCGTCGACACGAACAGGCCATACAGCCGGTCCACTTCGGCCTGTAGGGCCTGCGCCGCATCGGTGGACAGCGGCGCATGGGGAGACATATCGTTCTTGCGGTCCCCGGCGTACACCGCTGTGTAGCGAAGTCCGCTCATGGCGTCCCGCTGCGACTGATCCACGTGCAACGCGATAACTCCAACAGACCCCACACCGCCGGTCCGAGTGACGTAGACCCGGCTGGCCGCACTGGCTATGGCATATGCAGCCGAGAACGCATCGTCGTTGGCAACTGCCCAGATGGGCTTGATTTGCCGAGCCGCCATGATTTGATCCGCCAGATCAAAAGCCCCACCGGCTTCACCGCCGGGTGAATCGATGTCCAGCAAAATCGCGTTGATAGCAGGGTCAAGCACGGCCTGCGCAAGCTGCGCACTGATGGCCGTGTAGCTGGTCAGACCCGAGGCCGCATCGACTGCTGCCGCTCGACGTACCAATGTTCCGGACACACTGATGACAGCGATGTTTGATGTCAGTGCTGTGGAATTAACAGGCGGGGCTTGCGCAGCCAAGTGCTTGATGAGTGCTTGCGAA